CAAAGCAATTTGAGGACGGCTTGGCATCCAAGAAGTACACGCTGATCGTGGTGGACAACCTCACCGACCTCAAAGAGCTGGCGCTCCAAGAGATCGAGGAGCAAGGAAAAATCAAGGATATCTTCTCAAATTTGTCCACGAAGAATTTTCTCTGCGGATGGACGAAGAACACAAGCGACAGAACAAACGAATAACCGATTTGGAAACAAAGGTCAAGGATATCGGCGATTTGACAGCAAGCGTCGCAAGCCTTGCGAAGTCTGTTGAGCAGATGGCCAAGACGCAGGAAAAGCAAAACAAACGACTGGAAACCCTTGAGGCGCGAGACGGCGAAATGTGGCGTAAGGTTGTTGGCTATGCGGTGACCTTCATCGTTGGCGCTGTTCTGACATTTGTTTTCGCAAAGATCGGGCTGTAATGAAGGAGGAATAATCCATGAAAGAAAGACTTTCTAAACTGCTGACCATCAAAAGCATTGTCACGCTGATGCTTACTGTGGTGTTTTGCTACCTCAGTATTATCGGTGTGATCGCAGCGGAACTGTTTATGACCGTGTTCACGGTCGTGATCGCTTTCTATTTTGGCACTCAGACCAAGAAAGAAACCTCCTCCCCTACTGCGTGACACTAGATTAACAGGGAAACCGCCCCTTCCGAGGGGCGGTTTTTGCTGAAATTTGGCGTGGGTGCAGAAAATTATAGGAAAAGTATGCCACAGAGGCCAATTTTTTGTGGATAACTCTTGCAATTTTGAAAGCGATATGATATAGTTTTGTAGAAAACAAAAACAGACCCCCTAAAAGAGAGTCTGTTTTAGAATAAGCCTTATCCGCAAAGGTGCTGGTAACACCCTGCGGAACTTGGAGTCACCCACATGACTCGGCAGCGCCTTTGCGCATACGACTTATTCCTACTGATATTCTATCATATCTGTAGCGAAAGTCAAGTGTCAAGCGTTATTTTTTACGATTTTATAACTAATCGTAAGCCGATCTAGGTGATCCCTGGGTCGGCTTTTCTTGTTTTCCGAATAAAAAGCAAAAAGTTCGAGCGCCAACTCGAACTTTGCTAATCACAGCGCCAACTGTGAAATTATCCGATTCAAAGCAATACCCCTTTACAAACGCCCTACTTCGATTTCGCCAAAAATCGAGAATAGTAGGGTGGGCGTGAGCATACCAACTCGCGGCCACAAAACCCAATTAAATAAACACACGCTACAGACCCTTAAAAAAGAGAGGATCGGTAGGGTGCGGCGGAGCCTTGCCTTTTTCGCTGACTATTATATCAGTCTAGGCATACGCTTGTCAAGCATTATTTTTGCAATTTTCAAATGAATATAGGGCCGAATCGTGGCTGAAACTCGGGTGTTGAGAGGACAATCACCTAAAAATAACCTTTGCTATCCTGGACGGGGCCTAATCTCCCCACAGAGGATGCAGGAATCGCCGTCAGAGGGTGAGAGGGTATTCCTGTAGATTTAAGGCTGTATCGGATCAGCACGGGGTAGCGCCCCGAAACAAAACGACAAAGCGAAAATAGCGGTTGTGACCCTCAGTCCTGCCCGACTCGGTGATACGAGTCGTAGGGAGCAGATGGCGATTGATAATCGAGCGTGTTTTATGGCAGACCTTGACGCAGAGCGTAATGGCTCAACATTTGGCTCACAGTAATGTAAGCGGTGGATACGGATACCTTGTTGGCTCCGGGGAAGTAAACTCCACCCTCTCCCACACATTCTTTCATTTTGATCCGAGAGAATGTGTAGGGAGGGTAAAGCCGTTGTCCTTGTTTCACCAAAGAAGTGTGCGACTCCCCTTGCCGAAAGTCAAGCATAAACTTAAAGAATTTGCTAAGGCTTTAAGGGGCAAGCGCTCCCCTACCCTACCGGGTATATCATTATAAAGCATAGATCATAATAAAGACCAAGGCCCCGAGCGATCTCCACAAGCGAATACATGAGATTGTGGAGTCGTGAGCGGGCGCAGCCGGTTGGCTCGAATGAGCCAGAGGCTAGATAACAGATATGCGATAATATAAAACCTAGCCTATGTTATAGCAGAAACTCTATTAGAAACTATATTATATAATATAATACATACGCTATTAGTAATTATATTGACTGTTCCCTGTGACTTTTGTGCAAAGTGTATTATAAATTCTATTAGAAATTGTATTATATAACATATTGACAAATGGGGCATATATTATATATTATATTATCATCCCAGGCATATTTTATATTATAAGAGGTGGCATATTATGAAAACTATTGCAGTTGGCACACTCAAAGGCGGTGCTGGCAAGTCTACGGTACTGTTCAACATCGCTGGTATTCTCGCTGAGGATTACAAGGTTCTCTTGATCGACGTGGATCCGCAGTGCAATCTATCAAGCGCTTGTGGCGTGAAAAAGAGTCTCGATTGGCGACGGCTTATCCGTAAGCTGCCGTACACGGTGGGAGCATCCAGTCGAGATATTTTTGATCCAAACTCCGACAAATCTCCCGAAGAACTGGTTCAGAGGCATCCGATAGAGGCCCTTCCGAATCTCGATGTGATCCCTGGTAACATCCTTATGACCGCCGTTGAGTTCACAATGGTCAACCGGTCGGCCCGAGAATGGGTTTTGAGCAATTACATCCAGGATAACCGCGAGTTCTTCGACCAGTACGATTATGTTCTGATCGATACGAACCCCTCCGTAGGTATCATCAATCAGAATGCGTTTGTAGCCTCCGAGAGCATCATAATGACTACCGATGTGGGGGAGGATGGCATTGAGGGAGCTGGTATGTTCCTGTACCTTTGGGGAGGCATTTGCAACGCCCTCCGAAAGAAACCGAATGTAGAGGCCCTGATTATCACTCGTGCCGATCGTCGGATCGGACTTACCGAGGAACTGTACGAGTTCTGCCAAGAGGACGATTTTTTCTCGAAACTCTTGGTTAAGAACATGATTTACGAGAAAGTGATCTACAAAGAGGCTCGTATGAGCCATCTGCCGGTGAATGTGATCCCTGGGGGAGAGAAAGCCGAGGCAGATGTACGAGCTGTGGTAAATGAATTGTTTGAAAGAGGTGTATTTTAATGTCCAAGAAACCCAACCGTTTCGGCAGCAACCTTAATGTTGATCTGGATGATCCGGCAGCGCTGACCTCTGTGGTTCAGTCTGTCGAGGCCGCAGAGCCTCCCAGAGCGGAGATCGTGACTGAGGAGGTATCCGAGCCTACAACGACGAATACCGACCTCCTCGCCGGTCTGGATGCCTCAAAACCGAAAGCAAAGAGTTACAGTTTCTATCTCTCGGAGGGGAACGCGAACGATCTCAAAAAACTGGCGAAGAAAACCAAGACAAGTGCAAGCAAGGTGCTCGACACTATCCTTACAAATTACTTCAACGGATAAAAAAAGGCCCCGTAGTCGCAATCGACTACGGGGTTTTCTTTGTGAGAGATTCGTAAAAATTGTTTATATCTACGTTTAACGCCTCACAGATATGCAATGCGGTCGGGAAATAGCAAGACCGCTCTCCTCTTTCGATCCTGGCGTAATAGGACTGCGATAGACCGGTGCGGGATGCAACCGCCTCTTGGTAAAGTCCTTGTTTCTCTCGCGCCTCCCGAACAAAGTTGCCGAATGCCACATTTATCTCTTTATTGTCCATTCTTCTTGCCTCCGTGTTTTTCGTCTATTTTTACAAATAACGATACCCATAGTTGTACAATAAGTCAAAAAATAAAAATCTGTTGCATAATCTGAAAAAAGTAATTATACTGAAATAGCGATATGCCCCACAGGCATATGCAAGAGGAGGTTGAACTATATATGTCTCTTTATCCTAACATCGATTTCGAAATGGATAGAAAAAACATAACCTACCCTGTATTGGCAGATGCGATCGGGTTACATCCAATGGCCGTTTACCGTCGCCTCAGAGGCGTTTCCGAATGGAAACTGTCCGAGGCTGTCAAGGTTGCGGATTTCTTCGGCTGCTCGGATATGCCTAAATTGTTTTTACGATTAGATACTAAATCATAATTATCGTAAAGTCAAGAGGAATATATGAAATTTTCAAAAGAATCTGACAAAAACCACGTTTTTATCTGTTCCTGCTGCGGTTGCTCTATTTGTGAGGGCGATCGAGTATGGCACATTTTAGGCGAACAGTTCTGCAAGGACTGCATCGACAAGAGCGAGGAGGTTGCTCGTCTTGATCCTCACGAATGAAAACTATTACAGTCCCGAGGCGAATCGGGAATATATGAGCGTTTCGCAGTACAAGCAGTTCCAGAAGTGCGAGGCTGCGGCGATGGCTCAGTTAAAAGGGGAGTGGGAGCCTCCTGAGACACCCGCCCTCATGGTCGGAAAGTATATCGACGCATGGTTCGAAGGAACTCTCGACGAGTTCTGCCGTCAACACCCCGAAATATTCAAGAAGGATGGTACTTTGAAAGCCGATTTCGTACAGGCTGAAAGTATCATCCAATTTGTCCAGAAAGATCCCACGTTTATGCGGTACATGGCCGGCAAGAAACAGATTATCCTAACTTCCGAGTTTTTCGGAACGAAGTGGAAAATCAAGATCGACAGCTATCACCGCGATAAAATCGTGGATTTGAAAGTGATGCGATCCATGGAGCGTATCATGGGGAAGTCGTTCGTGGAGCATTGGGGGTACGACCTCCAAATGGCCGTCTACTGGAAGGTCGAGGGCGACGATCTGGCGACCTACCTGGCTGTAGTAACGAAACAAGATCCTCCCGATAAGGGAATTATCAGCATCCCTAAATGGAGGCGTGTTGAGTTACTGGATGAAGTCGAACGTAATATGCCGAGGATACTTGCCGTTAAATCCGGCAGAACACCTCCTCAGAGGTGCGGAATGTGCGAGTATTGCCGGTTGACAAATATGATAACAGAACCCATCGACTTCGAGCTGGTGGGTTTATCAACCGCAGAGAAAAATGCGGTTTTTGGTTACAACTGATATGCCACAGAGGCATATGAAAGGAGAATTTTTATGGCAGTAGCAATGATTTGGGGTAGTCCCGGCAGTGGTAAAACTGTGGCAGCGACGGCGGCTAAAGGCGAAAAGATTCTTCACCTTTGCTCCGATAACAGCGCAATCGTACTGGATATGTTCGACCGGCCCGACGTGACAAGGGAACGGGTAGAGCATTGGATTGATCCTGGCGATGGCAACTACTTCTCAAAGCAATTTGAGGACGGCTTGGCATCCAAGAAGTACACGCTGATCGTGGTGGACAACCTCACCGACCTCAAAGAGCTGGCGCTCCAAGAGATCGAGGAGCAAGGAAAAATCAAGGATATC